TGGTCCACTGCGTGCGCTTCCCCGAGAAAAAGCTGAAGTACGCTCTGCTGGTCAAGGGCGCAGAGAACGAGGGCAAGTCCCTGCTGGCTGATCTTGTGGCCAAGTTGATCGGTGACACGAACTGCTCGGTGATCAACAGTGATGCGCTGCGCGAAAAGTACACGGGCTGGGTCTACGAAAAGCTGTTCTGCGTTGTTGAGGAAGTGAAGGTGCCTGGTCGCGAGGTCGAGGAGGTGCTGAACAAGCTGAAGCCGGTGATAACCAACAACTTCATCCCTGTGCGCCGGATGCAGAAGGACGTCAGCCGCGAGCGAAACTTCGCCAACGTCTACCTGACCACCAACGACGATGACGCGCTGCGCATGGACGTCGACAACACCCGCTACGCGGTCCTCTTCACCCGTTTCCGCACCAACGGCGAGGTGCTGACCTGGCATGCGAAACTCAAGGAAGATGAGGGCGAGATCTACACCCGCGTGCTTTGGGAGCACATCCAGTACCGCCCAGCGCAGTTCCTGGAGGCTTTTAGCAAGTACGAATTCAGCGACCTTTACGACGCAGACGGCCGCGCCCCTATGACCGTGTTCAAGCAGATCATGGCCGAGGGCAACAAGACCGACGAGTTCGCGCTGCTGGAGGATATGCTGGCGTCCGGCGATACCCCGGGCATCACTAGCGACATCCTGGTGTGGTCGGAATTCCGTGCGATCCTGGACCTGCACGACCTGGCACCCCACATCCGAAACAGCGGTGTAGGTAAATTCCTGAAGCCGTTTGGCTTCGTTAAAGCGGGTCCTGTGAGTGAACGGGTGAACGGGAAGGTCGTTTGCCGGCGAGTCTGGACGCGAAATCTGGAGCTGTTGACCCCCACCAATGATCTCACTGCCGAAGGTCGCGAGCGCATGCAGCTTGAATTCGAGAAAATCGACAGAGCCGACGGCGAGGATGACCTACAGGACCTGCTCTGACGAATTAGGAAAAATCGGAATTCAGCCGCCTACGGGCGGCTTTTTCGTTTCCCGAATTCAGAAAAATCGGAATTCGCCTGTAATGTAATCGAAAGCGGGCTGAATGAAATCGATGAGACCCAAACATCCGTTACATCGTAAATCTCATATAAATCAATGGCTTAGCGGGTCTTGTAATCGATGTATGCAATGTAATCAGTATTTTTGGGTGTCTGTCTATATGTGATGCGAAATGTGTGTGCGTCACCTCACCGTGTGATGCGCCACGACAACAACAGCCCTTGTGTGTAGACACCGTAAATATTGATTACTTTAGTTACATTGATTACAAAAAATAAGAAAAGTAGAGAAATCAAGGGTTTGGGCTGTAATCGATGTTCGTAATCGATAGTCAGCCCTCCCTCGATTTTGATTACGGGTCCTTCTGGCCGTCCTTCGCCCGGATCTCCTCCTGGTACCGGCGAGCCTCGGCCAGCCGGTCATTGCAGTTCTGCAGGGCTGTCTTCCGCATCGCCGCCAGCTCGCCGACGTTGCGGTAGGTCCCACCATTCCACTCGGCACCCGGGCAGTCGACCAGGTAACGGTCCGGCAGGTACACGTTCCGGTACTCGATGGTGACCACCGGCGCCGGGGTCTTAGCGCAGGCTGCGGTCAAGCTGAGCAGGCACACGCACGTCAAGGCACGAAATACTCGCATCGGAATCTCCTGGTTCAGCGACGATGTCGCGGATGGTGTTGAGCCGACCGGTGAGATCGGCCTGGCGTTGGGCCTGCTGGGCATCGAGCCGCTGCAGGGATCGGTCGAACGCATCGAAGCGACCGACCAGGTTCTCGTTCTGCTTCGTGGCCACGGCCAGCGCGCCCTGGGTCTGCTGGAGGACCGACATGATTTCGCCCTCCCGAGCCCAGCTCTCGCGCAGCTGCCACGCCGTCCAGCCGAGACCGGCCAGCAGGGCAAGCAGCACCCCGATCAAGATCTTCATGCAACCTCCAGATTTATTTTCAACAAATGGTTGACTACGGGTGCAGTCATCGACGAGAATTCACCTACCGACTCGACGGGTCAACGAAAACCCTCCCAACGGTGGAATTTTCAAAATCCGGTTGAATTGGTCCGAGGCACGAACTGTGAATGGCCCTGCTGCGATCTGGCGGGCCGCTAGCAGCGACGATCTCGGGTTAGGCAAGGGCAAGGTAGCGGGTACAGCGTAAAACGCGCCTAACCGCAAATCTGAGCCCAAGGCGCAAAGTCTGGTCTTCGGGTCAGGTGAGGAACCAATAGGATCGTAGTTTCACGGGAGTATGCGACCCCGCGCTTGCGTCAAATCCCAGCGAACCGCTGGGCCGATCACCTGGTTCGCCAGGCTGCATCGGAGGTGACTTTGCAGTGAATGCGCGCCGCGGGCCTCAGAAACCCGAATGGGCACTCAGGGGGAGCCTTGAGCAGCGGAAGCCAGACGGCCACTCACCGTCGCGCAAAGCCACCTCCGATGCAGGAATCGTTAGGCAGATTGCAAACCGTGCCGGTTGTGGTGAAAACGGGGGTCGCCACCCCAGGGCTATCGCGAAGCCCTCTGCCACAGCCGGACCCCAGGACGATCCTGGGCAGGCGAGCAACGAGCTGAAGATGAATTCTGGGTAGGCCGGAAACGGCGACAGCGAGTGGTGGTGCTCGTCCCAGGAAGATCTGTCCGGCAACGGGCTATGCCACCCCAAATTTCTGACCAGTGCCCGCACATGCGGAATCCCAAACTCACTGGAGCCCAAACCCATGAACGCCAAGAAATGCAAAGCCCTGCGCCAGAAAGTCCGTGCAGCTGGCCTCGACCCGCGTCAAGCTGAGTACCGTCTGGTTAAGCACCCCGGTCGTGCAAGCCAGATCGTCCTTGGTCACTGCGGCCGCGATGCCTACCGTCAGGCGAAGTCGATCGCAAAAACACACCGCTGATCCTGATCCACACCAACGCCGGACCACCCACACCGCAGGCATAGCTGGCCAGCACCACGGGGGTCCGGCGTTGTTCTTTCCGCCACCAGGAGACGACGATGGAAAACCAACACCGCAAGCTCACCGGTCACCAAGTCAACCCCGCCAACGACACTTTGCAGATTTCCGTGATCGACCAGCCAGGTTCTGGCGGAGCGCACCACGCATACTTGATCGAGGGGGCGGCGATGTTCACCAACCCCAGCATGCCATTGCTCCAGGAGGTCGCTCGCGATCGACGCCAGGACCAGGCAGAAGCGGGTTACTTCGTCCTGTTCCAGAACGGCCCCATCCCAGAGGCTGGCGTAAACGGAGTGACCCACGAGGCTCTGCTGGCCATCCTGATCGATCGCCTGGAGTGCTTCCAAACCGGTCCGTTCGCCAACGAGTTCAACGGCAAGGCTCTGCAGCACCTACAACTTGCCCAGGAGACGCTGCTTAGCCGAACTCGTGAGCGCATGTCCCGAGGCGTCGAAGGGTCCCACCAGAAATGAGTGCCCGCCCATATCCGCCTGAAGTCCTCGCCAGCCTGGAGCTCGCAGTCGGCACCACCAGCGGCGTAACCCGCGTCAACACCTTCTCCGATGGCGGCATGAACGTCGTTCTGCTGGCCTACGACGGCAACGCTTACGTCGGTGCACCGCTGACCCTGGGCCAGGCCATCCAGCTGCGCGACTTCCTGAACCGCCACATCGACGAGCTTGCGCTGCAGCAGATTGGTTCGCTGGCCGTGCGCAGCAGCGATGACCCCACCCGGCTGGCTTCGGTCGAAGAAGTGCCGGTGCTGGATGAGGAGGCGATGAACCGTCCACCTGCCTGGAACAGCGGCCACCGTGCAGCTCCGTTCAATCCCGACCGTTACAAAAAAGACTGAAAAATTCAAACAAC